TTCATCTTCGACCGCGAGCTCGAGCTCAGCTTGGCCATCTACTTGCCCTTGCGGACTGGCACGCCGCGCCTGCGGTCGAGGGCGTTGTCTTTGGGGCTGCCCTGTTTGATGCCGGCCTTCTTGTCGGCCGCGGCGTCGGCCGCCTCAGTCCACTTGCGGCCCTTCTTGTTGGTGACCATGCCTCACCGCTTCGGCGGGGCGTTTCTGCCGGTCTGGTTGCGGGTCACGCTCGAGCTGCCACCGGCACCGTAGCCGCCGTCGATGGTGTGCATCGGACCGCAGGCATTCTTCTGGGTGCCGCCACCGTTCTTGAGTGGCTTGGGCGGGTGCTCGCGTCCGCTTTGTGGAGTGAACTTCGCCATCGCTCGTATCAACCTCCTGCGCCAGGGGCGCCGATGTTCGCTGCCGCGCCTTGCATGACCTGCGCTCCAGGCGGTGGTAGAGCGCCGGTGCCGTTGGGTGCGGTGGCCAGCGCCGCGAGGTCCGGCACGCCGCCTGCACCTGGGCCGCCGCCTTCGAAGACGCCCGGAGCCATCGGCTTGGGCGGTGCGAATGGGCCGCCAGGTCCCATGTTGCCGGCGACCGGCTGGATGTTGGCGGCCATCGCCTGGGCCTGCGCCGCGGCGCCGAGGATGTCGCCGCGGCCAGCGAACTGGAACACCTGCTGGTCCAGCCACTTCTGGTACTCGGGCGACTGGCGGATGCGGTCGCGCGCCTTGCTGCGGCGGATCTCGTCCGGGTTGTCGCCGAGGTAGTCGATCGCCTCGTCGGAGCCCCAGGTGCCGGCCTGGAGTCGCTCGTGCGCGTAGCGCGCCTTGATCAGGTCGTCGGTCGGCAGCTCCTGCTGGACTTCCCAGCGGATCCGGACCGGCCTGGCGAAGTCCTCCGGGCCCAGGCCGATGTAGCCGCTGCCACCCTTGGCGTCGCTGCCACTGTAGCCGACATAGATCTTCTCGTGGACCTTGTTCTGCGCCAGCGACCAGAGCTTCTCGGACTGGCGCTCGAGCAGTGCCTGCAGGTTGTTGACGATCGGCCCGACGCGCGTCCTCGAGTAGCTCAGCACCTGGCTGATGGCGAAGCCGGCGCCTTCCATGCCGCTGAGGGTGGTCACGCGCGGCGACTCGAGCTCCTTGATGGCATTGTCGATGAGCTGCATGTGCTTTTCGAGCGTTGCCGCGTCGGGGTACTGGATGCGCTGCATCTGCCGCCCGGGGCCCAGGTTGATCACCTCGCCCGGCAGTGGCCCAGGATCACGGTCCCGCGGCTTGCCGTCGTCGCCGATGACCGGCGCGGCGCTCGAGTCGCCGTAGGTCACCAGCGGACTGAGCAGGTCGCGCGCCACGTATTGCGCATGCATCGCGCGCAGGTACTGGCGGTACTGCACCAGCCAGAGCTTGGTCTGGCTCACGCCCCAGCCGACCTTGCGGTTGCGCCAGTGGTTCATCCACAGGCCAGGCGCGAAGTCGTAGGGGATGAAGCCGTAGCCGTGCTTGAACTGTTTCACGATCGCGCCGGTCGGCTCGTTGTGGCGGTTGTGGCCGGTGACACACCAGCTGGCCCAGGTCTCGTCCCAGTGCTCGAGCATGGTGATGCTCGTCGGCAGGATCGGGCGCCCGCTCGCGCCGTACGCGTTGGAGGCCTGGGTCTGACCCATCGCCTCGGGCACGATGTTGCCGTCCTCGTCGGTGCCCAGACGGTAGCGGCGGAAGGTGGTGCGCACCGGTCGGTCGGTGACTTCGATCACCTCGGCGATCTTGCCGCCCATGTAGTCGGGGTACACGGCGCGGGCGTCGACGAACTCCCAGGCAAACGGCGGACCGCAAGTTTTTTTCGCTTCTTCCGTCGCTTTGTCATAGTGCTGCCAGGCTTCGTACGACTCGCCTGGGTTCGGCACCGGGTAGGCGTAGCGTTTGTCCCACGCGTCGGGCAGGAACAGGATCTTGGTCCAGGCGCCGCCGTCGTTGAGCGCACTGTCGGTCGCGAAGGTCATCGTGTCCGAGCCAGGCGTCCTCGAGCCGCAGCGCCACAGCGTCTCTTCGGTCCAGTGTTCCCGTTGAGACGCTGCGGTCTGCGCGGTGTCGCTCTCGCCGCCGTCAAGGTGCAGGCGCGGGCGATCCAACGTCAGCATCGCCGTCTGCTGGAAGGCTTCCTCGGACACGTCGGGGTCGCGCGGGTCGACGTTGACCAGGGTGTACTTGTCGTCCGCGCCGAGCATGGACGGCACGCGCATCTCGCGCTGGGCGCGGTAGTTGTCGATCTGGACGTCGTCCCGACGGTAGCGGTCGTACATCTCCGTCTGGAGCTCGGTCAGGTAGTGCGAGCTGGGAGGATCAACCGCCACGACGGGCTCGAGTGTAACGCCTTAGTAACTTCTGGTCATGCTGTCAAGCGGTCGTCTGGTTGACCGTTTGACCGATCCATCGGCTGCATCGTGCGCGCGCAGTGCCGCGACGAAGTAGCACTCGCCCGCCTGGCGGCACAGGTTCGGCTTGCGACACACGCGGCCGGTGTACGTGCCGTTGTGGCGCAGGTCGCCCTGGAGGCAGTGGGCGATCGTCTCCCAATCATCGGCTGAAGGCATACGAGCTCCGCGTCGTCTCCACGGGCACCTGGGCGCCGAGCCACGCCAGCGCCAGGGCAATCACGGTGTCATCGTGGCCGCCGCTCGGTGCGCCGTACCTGACCAGTCCCAGCGGCGTCTTGCTGCTCTCGTAGGCCACCAGCTCGGCCTGCTGCACCGCGTCGTCGAGCAGGCTGATGCTGCCGTCCTCAATCGCCAGCGCCAGGGCGTTGATGGCGCTGGCCTTGCTGGCGTTGGTGGCGTTCCAGGGAATCATCGGCAGCGCGCGCCTCGAGTCCATGCCGAGCCGCGCGTAGCCGCTGGCTAACCGCTCGACCACCGGATTGCCCATCGCGTTCACCTCCGCCACGATGCCCCGCGGCTGGTACACATTCGCCCACCGATGCAACCGCTCCGACTGCAGCTCCCAATCGACCTGGGTGAAACGGTCGATTGCCACCTGCTCACAGGTGGTCGCGTCCATGACGCTGATCACGGTGAAGTCGTTGGATCGGCCCCAATCTACGCCCATCACGTACGTGTGACCGCGCTGCGGGCCCTGTGGCTCAAGGAAGCTGCACGCCTGCACGCCGCGGAACACACCCGAGCCCTCGATGCTCAGGAACTCGGCGAGATACTCCTGCTGGAAAGCGCGCTGCGGCATCTCGCGGCGAGCGGCCTCGATCTCGTCTCGGTCGATGTACGGGTTGCACGAGGTGGGTAGCTGCCAGGCGGCCCAGTCGCGCTCGAGCGGGTCCTGGCCGACCTGGAACAGCTCGTAGAAGCCATTCAGGCCCTGGGGCGTGGAGCTGAACCACGCGCCGCCGCGGAGGTCGGTCAGCGTCGGCCGTAGCGCCTGCTGCCAGATGTCCACCAGGTTGCGGACGATCGCCGCCTCGTCGATGACGATCTTGGCGTACTTCCGACCGCGGGCCGGGTTCTCATCGTCGAGCGACCAGCACTCGAGCGTGCCGCCGGAGATGAGCTCCAGGCGATGGTCCTGCTCGCTCTTGATCGCCGTCACCTCGCTGAGCGTGCGCTTGGCTTCCCTCCAGAACTCAGCCAGCAGCTTGTACGTCGGCGCGAAGTACGCCACCGGCCGACCATGGATCGCATCCTCAGCCAGGATGTTCAGGTCGAGCGTGGTCTTGCCACTCCGCCGCCCGAGGCACGCGACGTTGAACCGCCGCGCGCCGCCGAGGATCGCGCGCTGGGCCGGGTGTGGGGTCCGCAGCGTTACGCGCGGCATCCAGGTAACACTCCGGTTACGCTCCAGGTAACGCTCCAGTTACGTATCGTAACCGTTATCCAGGACGTGGCCGTTGGTGTGCGGCACGTCGATGATCGTCGGCAGCTCGCGCCCGACGTACTCGACCTCGATCTTCACCGTGCCGTCCACCTGCGCCTTGTCCGTCGCCTTGTGCCCCAGCAGCTCGAGCAGCCACTTGGCCGCGGCGAAGCGCACCGAGTCCAGGTCGGCGTAGTCGATCAGGTAGGCCACACGGTTGATGGCCGGATGCTCCAGCTCACGCAGGCGCTGCTCGGCGCTGGCACGCACCTGAGGCGCTCGCCCACCGTGGACACCGCACACCGTCCCGCCGCGGATCGGCGGGAGCTTGCATCGTTCGCCGTTCTTTCGGTGCGCTTTACACCGCTCATAGGTTCCACCGCTGATAGGTCGGGTCATCGCACCGCTTTCTTCGACGGTGGCCGCGGCACGAGCTCGTGCGGGTGCTCGTAGCAGAGCTCGAGGCCGCGGTCGCAATTCACGCAGTAGTTGCCCATCAGCTCGCGCGGTCGGATGCCGGCGACGTGGTCACCGCACTGTGGGCAGAAGCCGCACACCAGCTTCTCGCCGACCTTCGGCTGATACACCTTCGCCCTGCGCCTCATGCCGCGACCACCTCACGTCGGAACTCCAGCTGGACTTCCGCGGGCGAGGTGCGCAGCAGCTTGTAGTACGCGTCGTGCTCTTTTTTCGCGTGCTCGCTGCAGCAGAACAGGCGCGTGCGGTGCGGCTCCCACCACGCCTGGTAAATGGGCTTGCCGCAGAACAGGCAGTGCGGCTCAGCATTGGGCGGGCTCGGGAGCATTGCCCACCTCCGGAAACTTCTCAGCCAGTCGCTGATGCGCGGCAACAAACTCGGCCTCCACTTCCGGCGGCGGCGCTTTCGGCCGCGACAGGTCCGCCGGCTCCTTGTTCACCTTGTGCTTTTCCGCGGTGTGGTCCAGGTAGTTGCCGGTGTACGGCAGACGGCAGAACGGACAGATCCCACCTCCGTCATGCAGCGCCACCACCGCGGCCTGTTCGGTTGGCGGCGAGTCGAGGCGTGGGGCGGAGCCCCCTTGAGCCTCGACGTCGGTTGAGGGGGTAGGGGGAGTACCGGGTGTAACGCTCCGCGTTACACCGGGACCGGGACCGGGCGCGCCCGCGCGCGCGAGAGGTACGCCGTTACTCACGGGTGGCGTAACGGGTGATGTAACGCCGTTACGAGTGGGGTTACTGGCACCGTTACGGCTGCGGTGGCGTTGAACTCGTTCGCGGGTGTCCGCCTGTTCAGCTTCGATCTGTTCCCGGGTGCGGTTGTAGTCCGTGTAATCGTGCAGCTGGAAACCCCCCTCTGTTGGTTCCCAGAGATGCGCGCCGACGAGCATACTTACCCCCCTCTGGAGGAGCGCCGGCCAGGCTCCATGGGGCACGAATCCATCCGACCGCGCCGCGTCGCAGAAGCTGATCGACCAGGCGTGCAGCGCCATGCCGTACACCCCGGTGCTGAGCACTTTCGAGCTCGAGTGCCAGCCGGTGTCCAGGCGCGCCATCAGCGCACGCGTTGCCGGCTCCTCCACAGCCGGCTGTGGTACC